AGAAGCAGTAAAAAAATGATGGCAATATATCCTAATGGTTTTGATATAAAAAAAATAGATAAAAGAATAAAAAATAAATTAGAAGAATTAACTAATAAATACGATAGCATACAAAAACCAGTTCAAATAAAAAAAAACAAATAGCACTTACTAAGAAGTAGGTGCTTTTATTATGGAAAGAAGGTGGAAAAATGAACGATAGAGCAAAATATTTAACAGTAGATGAAGAAAAAAACAACAGAATACAACATATAAGAGAATGTTTCTCAATTATCTATGATGAAATAGATTTAAAGTGTAAATCAGGTAGAGAAACATCATTAGCATTAACAAAATTAGAAGAAGCACAATTTTGGGCTATAAAAGGAGTAACAAGGGAGGAAAAATAATATGTGGTTATTAGTTTTAATATTAAGCATTAAATTACAAATGCCAACTTGGTATTGGATTATATTTACTATAATAACAATATTTAGGCCATTTATAGGGCTATTTTGTAATATTATAGAGAAATGAAATAATAAAAACAACAAATAAAATTGATACACCAGATAATGTATTAAAAGATACACTGGAGCATTCAATTAATAAATAAGTTATTAACATTTTATAATTATAAATTTTTAGACGTAGACGTACGTCTATTTTTTATGCCTTTTTACTGATTGCAGGCTATAAAGAACAACAGAATTTTTAAATGTAACAATTTGGGCAAAAGAACAAATTGGGATAGGAGAAAATATGGGAGGCGAAAACCAAAACGCAAATAACACAAACATTGATGTAAGCGGGGCAAATAATGTAACGAATAACAATCAAAACAACCAAACACAGACTTTTGACGATGTTCTAGCAAACAAAGAATATCAAGCAGAATTTGATAGAAGAGTTCAGAAAGCAATACAAACACATGAAACAAAATTAAAAGAACAGTGGAAATTAGAACAAGATACACAAAAGTCAGAAGCAGAAAAATTAGCTCAGATGAATGAGACACAAAAACTTCAATATCAATTGAAGAAACAATCAGAAGAGAATGAAAAAATTCAAAGAAAATTAAATGCTAGGGATTTAAAAGACGAAGGTTTTAAGATTGCAACAGCACCTGATACAGCATTTGATCCAGAATTTTTAAATCTTTTCGACTATGAAAACATGACAGCAGAGCAATTACAAGAAAAGACAAAACTTATAAAAGCAATTCAAGACAGAATTGTTGAGAAAGCAGTTAATGAGTGGTCAAAAGAAAAACCACCATACAATCCGGACCCATCTGGTAATAAGTCAAGTGCTGATGAAGCAATAAGAAAGGCAATGGGACTAAAATAAGAAAGGAAGAATAAAAAATGAACAATATTGAATTATCAACAATTTACCTACCTAAATTGGACGAGGTATACAAGAATGAAGCAAAAACATCTATCTTAGATGGAGATGAAACAACAGTACAAAAAGGCCTAAACGGAGAAATAAAAGTAGCTAAACTAGATATGGACGGTTTAGGAGATTTCTCAAGAAATGATGGATACACAAAAGGTTCAACAAGTTTCAAATGGGAAACAGTAAAATACGACAAAGAAAGAAGTCAAGATTTAAGAATTGACAGATTAGACAATCAAGAAGCATTAGGATTACCTTTTGCTAGATTATCTGGAGAATTTGTAAGAACTAAAGTAGTTCCTGAAACAGATGCTTCAAGAATTGCAAAAATTGCAGGAGTAGATGGAATATCAAGAAAGAAGGAGACTCTTTCTGATGGAGCAGGAGTAGTAAGTGCATTAAGAGCTTGTACAAACAAAATGGACGAAGATGAAGTTTCAACAGAAAACAGAATTTTATTTATAACACCAACATTAAAAGGAATGATAGATGACTTAGATACAACTAAATCAAAGAAAGTTTTAGAGAGATTTAAAACAATAATTGAAGTTCCTCAAACAAGAATGTATACAGCAGTAACATTAAATGATGGAAAAGAAAATTACGGATATGAAAAAGCAAAAGATACATACATTAAGTCAAAAGATACAGCTGTAGTATCAGGAAAGGCATATTACACAGAAAGTTCTGGAACATATTCAAAAGTAACTTCTCCAACAGGAAATCCTTCAACATCAGATTACTACGAATTAATAGAAGGTGGAAAAGATATAAACTTCTTATGCGTTGAGAAATCAGCAGTAGTAACAGCAATGGATCAATTCATCAAATACTTTACACCAGACGAAGATCAAAACGGAGACAGCAATGTGTTCAAATATAGAAACAATAATTTATATGGACATGTATACGAAAACAAATTAGCTGGTGTATATTGCTCATACGAAGGCTAGGAGGTGAACAAGATGGCAACATTTATAGGACTAAGAATAAATAAAGAAGCAAAAGAAACTGAACCAAAAGCTAAGAAAGAAAAGGCAAAAGAAACTGAACCAAAAGCTGAAAAAGAATAATTAAGGAGGCAATAGAAATGGCAGAAACCAGTAATATAGATAAAATAATAGCTGATTTGGGAGCTAATTATAAAGACGACAAAGAGGTTCTAAGTGAAATATTAGAGGAAGTAAGCTCTATTGCCTCTGATATTTCTAATAGACAAAAAAACGACGAAAAATTATTTCCATATATAAAAAAAGCAACAAAAGCAATATATCTGTCAAGAGGTGCTGAGGGCTTAACGAGTCGAAACGAGGGTTCTATTTCAACATCGTTTGAAGATATTATAGATAAGTTAAGAAATGACATTATAAAATCTGGGCTAAGGAGGATTAAGTAATGTTATTACGAGATTTAACAAAAGTATATATATCAGAATATGAAGAGATAGAAGACCACGGAGAACCAGAAAAAAAATGGAAATATAAAGGCGTAGCTTGGTTAAATATGCAACAAGATGTTAATGAACTTGACAGAAAATCTACTGGAGAAGTCGATTATAGTACATATAAGGCAAGAACAACAAATGAATATGACATACAAAAGGGAAATGGAATATCATTTGAGGATATCACAAAATTAAAGGAATTTAAGCCTCAATATAAAGTAACCGATAAAAATAAAATCGGAAATACTTATTTATATATATGTGAGAAGGTGCAAGAATGATAAGCTGTAACATTAAAGTAAAACATAATTTCAAAAATATAAATGCTATAACTCAAAAATTGCCACAAATAGCAAAAGAGATAACCGAAGATGTTTTGAAGAACATTAGAGATTATGCTGTAAGGCTAGAAAAAGGACATAATGAAGAAGGTATATTAGTCGAAATGGTTGATATGTCTACTAAAGAAGTGAAGGGGCGTGTTTATGCGGACCCTTCAAAATTTATGTCCAATGGAGTTTCATATTTATTTTTTGAATATTTTGGAACTGGTGCAAATGCTGAGATGGAACATGTGGGAAAATCAAAACACTTTATAGAAAGTGGCTACACAGAATGGTTCATTCCAGTTTCTAAAGTAGAAAAAGCACTTGGTTATCCAATAGTCAATATTCAAGGAGTAGATTTCTATATTGCTCATGGAATTAAGGCAAATCATTTTATGGGTGGTGCTGGTTTTCAAAGTAGAGATGAGAATGTAGATATTGTTAAAAAGAAAATAGAAGCAATGCTGAAGGAGGTATGTAAATGAAAGATTTAAGTATAAAAGAGTTTAGCGATTTAGTGTACGACAAGCTAGATTCATTAAAATATAAACAAATTCTAACAAATCCAACAACAACAAGTAAGTTTCCTTGTTTGGAATTACATACACCTTTAAAATCTGTGAATTTAACAGAAAATGCATTTCCTATATTTTCTACATTTCAAATATCAATAACTTGTTGGAATGCAAAACAACGTCAAGCTATGCAAATGACAGATGAAGTTGATACAAAACTTCAAGAATATAATTTTATAAGGACAAATACCAGTCCTGCAGTATATGACCAAATACTGCAAAAATACGGCATAACAATAACATTTGAGGTACGTTATAATTCAATAACGACCTCTTTTAATTTTATAAGATAATAGGAGGAAAACAAAATGGATCCAAAAACAAGTACATTGACAAAATTATTTCATGCTGATACATTAGCTGATTTAATTAATTCTGGGAAAAGAAAGCAGATTGCTTTTGTACAAAGTATACCAGAGTTTCTGAAGGCTCCAGAAGGAGTTACATATAGTGCTTTAGATATTCCAGATGAAAGAATGGCAGAAGGAAGACAAAAAGCAGAAAATCTAGAAATAGAAATATTATTTAAAGAGGATCAATATGATGAACTAAAAGCCTTGCAAACAGCTAAAACAAACGGCTATTGGGCAATTCAATTACCAGAAAGTACAGCATCAGAGAATGGAAAACCATTAACGTGGTATTTTACTGGAACATGCTTTATTGGCATGAGCGAAATTGCTATAGATGGTATGTTAAAATCAAAAATAACAATCTATAGAAGTTCAGAGATTAAAGAGAGCAAAGGCTTTCCAACAGCTGAATAATTTTAACGAGGAGGCATAATGCCTTCTCTCTTTTATAAAGGAGAGAAAATAGAATGATAATAGAAACAAAAAATAAAAAAATTAATTTAGTACTAAAAACAAGAAAAATAGTAGAAATAGCGAATCTACTAAAAAATAAAAATTTTGAAGAAGCTTTTGTAAAAGCATATTCAATAATAGATCCAGAAACATTAGGTATATTAATATACAAATTAGCAGAAACAGAAGATGGATTTGCATTATTTAAAGACATAGATGAAGTTTATGACTTTATGGATGAATGTAGAATTGAAGGATTGAATTATAATGAACTATATAAGAGAATTGCAGAGGCTTTGAATGAAGAGGGTTTTTTCAAAAAGAAGATGTCAAAGAAAGACCTAGAAAGTTTGACATCAAATCCTTTATCAACAATAAATATGAACGAGATAGTTCAGAAATCAACAGAAAATGCAATGAGCAAAATAGCAGAACAACAATTTCAAGGCTACAAGGGCTAGATGATATAATAAAAGGTGTAAGAGACTCCAAAAATCTAGTTGAACTAATATATGCATTAGAGCCTCTTGCATATTATTTTGATCTAAAACCTAAGGAATTTTGGAATGCAAGATACTCAGAAATAAACATATATTGCCAAACACACATAGTAAAAGTTGTAGATGACCTAAAACGAGAAATAAACTTGCAAGAAGCAGTAACAAATAAACTTATAAGAGCAGACAGTATGAGTGGAAATCCTAAAATAGTACCAATTAGAGACAGTTACAAAGAGTTATTTAAAAAAGAACAACAGCCACAATCTCCAGAAGATATTATAAAAAGAATGAGAAGTATAATGAAAACAGAAAAAAACATGTAAAATTATACTGTTCGACAAAATTCGACACATTACATAGAAAATTAGTGATATAATTTATTATATATGAAGTAAAAGGAGATGAACTATATGAAATGTCCAAAATGTGGCAGTGAAAATGTAACAATTAATATGCAAGAAGTTGGAAGTAAAACTCAAAAGAAAAGTAATAGCATTGGACACAAGATGGCACATAGTGCCATGAGAGGGACAGCAGGGTTGTTTACTTTGGGACTATCTAATTTATTTATTCCTAAAAAATTAGAAGGAAAAGAAAAAACAAAAACAACATTGGAGAAGATATGTTTATGCCAAAGTTGCGGTTATGATTGGATCATAAAATAAGAATAACCAAATAAAACACTTACTTTAATGTAGGTGTTTTTTATTATGCTAAAAATTAAAAAGAAGGGAGGAACAAAAATGACAGTTGAAGAAATAGAAATCATAGTAACTGCAAAAGTAGAAGAAGCTTTAAAAGAGTTTCAAAAGATACTACCTGAAATGACTAAGATTATAAAACAAACACAAGAACAATTAGCAAATGTAGATATGTCAAAGTTACAAAAGGCAGTAAAACAACAAATGCCATTATTTAAGAAGCAAATTCAGAACTTAAAGAAAAGCATTGAAAATAATGATATATCTATAAAAATTAATAATAAAGATGCAGAAAAACAAATAAGCCAAACACAAAAACAAATAGATAGTCTAAATGAAAAAATAAATGCTCGACAAATAAAATTAAACGTAATAAATCCGCAAATTGATAAAATAGTGGACGACACAAGAAAAAATGTAACACCAGAAGGAATAAATCCAAACGACAAAGCAATGGACACAACTGTAAATAATGCATTAAATGGCAATAAAGATTTTACGTCATTAAATAGTCAAGCACAAAAATTATATACAGAAATAGAAATGTATAATAAACAACTTGACGTCGCAAAATCTAAAATGGCTGAATTAAAACAACAAACATCACAAACAGCAACTACTCAAAATAAATTGAGTAGTTTTTTTAGTGCATTTAAGCAAAAGATAGAGCAGGTAAAACCTACCATATTAGGAGTAAAAAACATTTTTAGCAAAATGCCTAATATTGGTCAAAATTTATCAAAAGAAACTCGAAGTATTACAAATAATATAAAAGGAATGGGAACAGGCTTTAAGAATGGACTTGGACAAGTTCTAAAATATGCAGGAGCATTATTTAGTTTAAGAAGCATTTATTCTGCATTGAGCAGTAGTGCAAATGCATGGTTGTCAAGCCAAAATGCACAAGCAAAACAATTAAGTGCAAATATAGATTATATGAAGTATGCAATGGGTTCAGCTCTAGCACCAGTAATTCAATTTGTGACAAATTGTGTATATCAATTATTAAAGGCAGTTCAATCAGTTGTATATGCTTTATTTAGAGTAAATATATTTGCCAATGCAAGTGCGTCAGCATTTAAAAATGCTCAAAAACAGGCTAAGAACACAAGTAAAAGCTTATCAAGTGTACATAGCGAAATTAATAATGTTGGAGACCATAACAGTGATGCAAGTCCTAATGTAGGAGATTTGTCAAGCATAGATAATCAGATGTCTCCGTTATCACAAAAATTGTATGACTTTTTTAAACCACTTGTTGATAGCTGGAATAAATATGGAGTAACTTTAATAGAACAAATAAAGATTACAGCTGGACAGATTGCAAGTTTAATTTCATCAGTATGGGAAAGTGTTGAAAAGTTAATTACAAATGGGACTGTATATACATCATTAGAATTAATTTTAGCAATTATAGGAAACATAGCAGAGGCTTTTTCAAATGCATGGAAATATGAGGGCAATGGAGATACAATTATTCAAACAATGGCAGACATGTTAAATAGTATCCTTAATACAATAAGGAAAATAACGGCAAGTGAAGGTTTTCAAAAGTTTTTAAATGGGGTATCTAATGCTTTTTCTGGAATACTTACTTTTACAAAGCCAGTATTAGATGACTTTTTGAGTCTAATTAAGCCATTAAGTGAAATAGCTCTTTCAATAGCAGGAGATATTTTAAATTCAATAGGAAATGCTTTAAAATGGATTGGAGATAATGAAATTGCAGTAACAATTCTTGAATCTTTGGCTATAGCAATCGGTTTAGTTGTTGCAGGAATAAAATTATATAATTTTGTGCAGTCGGGAGCTTTAGTAGCAACTTTAAAACATACTGCAGCATTAATTGCACAAGGAGTAGCATGGGTAGCAGCTAATTGGCCTATATTATTAATTGTAGCAGCTATTACCGCCGTAATTGCTATTATAATTTTATGCGTTAAACATTGGGATGAAATAAAAGAGACGGTAACTAATGTTTGTAATAAAATGAAAGAAACAGTATCTAATTGGGTAAATAATGTTGGACAGTTCTTTTCAAATTTAAAAATTAACATTGTTAATAAGGTTGCTGAAATAAGAGACGGTATAAAAAATAAATTCCAAGAGGCATATAACGGAATAAGGAGTATTTTTAGTAATATAGGAAATTTCTTTAATGGTATTTGGAGGAACATAAAAAATACGTTCACTAATTTAGGAACAAGTATAGGAAATGCTATTTCAGGAGCAGTTAAAACTGGTATTAATGGTGTTATTTCATTAATAGAGAAGACAATAAATACTGCAATAAGGTTAATTAATGGAGGAATAAAATTAATTAATTTAATACCAGGAGTTTCAGTTGGAACAATAAACACTTTGAATTTACCTCGTTTAGCAAAAGGAAATGTTGCTTATGATGAAACTTTAGCCATATTTGGAGAGTACTCAGGTGCAAGCAACAATCCGGAAATAACAACGCCACAAAACATTATGCGTGATACATTTGAGGATGTGTTATCTAATTATGGAGGAAACAGTAATAATAGACCAATTTATCTAACAGTAAATGTTGGCAATAAAAAACTGGGACAAATATTATTAGACGACTTAAGAGACACAACAAGAAGAACTGGAAAAGATATAGAAGCTTTAGTAGGAGGATAAAGTTATGTTATGGAAATTAAATGGTAAAATAATGAAAACACCAAGTACATATAAAGATAATATAGAAGATACAGACAATGATAGTTATACATCAAAAGTAACAGGTGCATTAATAGACAATCCAATAGCAGTTCGGAATGCTAAAGCTTGAAATGTCTTGGGACTATTTAAGTGAAGAAGAAGCAGAAGAGCTTTTACAGGCAACATATCAAAATCCGATGATCATTACAGTAAAATGTCCAAGTGTACAAGGTGGCATGTTAGAAAATGCCAAATTCAGAGTAAGCAAAAGAACAAGTGAAATGCACCAAACAAGTAATGATGAAGACACTTCCAAATCAAAATGGAAAGTGTCTTTTAATTTAATGCAAAAGGAATTAACGGCACAGCAAAAAGCAACAGTAAATAAAGCAAAGGGGTTGAGCTAATGTACGAAACAAGTGAAAAATGGAAACAAAATATATATGAAAACACAGTTTGTGCAATGAATATTTACATAGACGATGTATTAGTAAATCCAGACTATATTTTAGACTTTAAAAAGGGCGGAAATGCATTTGAAGAAGAGTTCTGCTTAGGTGGTACACCAAGCCAATACGTTGAAATGAAGCTATATAAAGATAAAATGCCAGAATCTCTCAAAAAAATAAGAGTGGAATATGGAATTTTAATCAATCATGCATTAACAGTAGCGGAAGTAAATGCAATGTTGGTAGGAACATTAAATGGAATACCAGTCAAAAGCTTAAGTAGTAATGATAGTAGTTTCGAAATGATACCAATTGGAATTTATAATGTAGATGATTACACAGACAATGATGATAATACAATAACAATAAAAGCACTTGATAATATGATTAAATTTGAATTTAATTATGATGGTCGTGAATTAATATCAAAAGGTGAAGCAACATTATTAGAAGTTGCACAAGATATCTGTAAAAAAGCAGGAGTAAAATTAAATTCTACTTCTTTTTTAAACTCAGATAAGAAAGTAGCTGTTTATGATAATACTGTAACCGCAAGAAAATATATAAGTTATATTGCAGAAAGTGCTGGTGGATTTGCTTGTATTGATAGAAAAGGAAAGTTATGCTTTAGAAAATTCTATCAAGATGAAACAGAAATTCCTCTTGAAATATTTGGAGAATATAAATGGGGTGAAGAATTTAAAATTTCAAAAGTATCTTATGAAGATGGAATAAGAAGTTTTAAATTTGGAGATGACACAAGAAATAATCTTTGGATAAATCAAGAAAATATGTACATTGTTGATGAAGACCAAGTTCAAAAAATCTACAACGAAATAAAGGATTTGACATCAAATACTTTCGAGGGTAAGACTGTAATAGATCCAGCAATAGATCTAGGAGACAAGATAGTTATAGACGGGAAAAATGTTATTTATCAAGGCGAAATGTCATTAGAAGGAAGCTTTATTGCACAAATATCTAGTAAAATTCAAATAAAGCAAAAAGAAGAAACAACAGTAAAAAAAGAAAGTCAAAAAGTTGTAAATAGAAAAGTTCAAAGTAGAATAGATCAAGCAGAAGGAAAAATCGAACAATTAGTTGAAGAAACATCAGAACAAAGTCAAAAACTAACAAAAGTAGAACAAACAGTTGATAGCATATCTCAAAAGGTATCAGATATTGAAGACTTAACTCGAACAGCAGAAGGAATAAAGACTGTAACATTAGAGAATTGTATAGAGGCTAACCTGCTAGAATTACACATATATGGAAACAATACAGTATTTAATTATTTATTGCTAGATGATAAATTAACATTAGATGACAATTTACATTTAGAGGGAGATGACCTTATAAGTGTAACTGATAAAGATAACAATATAAAGATATATTCATTAGGAATAACAGAGGCATTAAGACAAAATAGCGAAGTATGTGATGAGGTTGTTCTAGAAAATGGACAAGCAAAAGTAGTAAGAAGAGTAAATAAGAGTGGGTCAACGAAAGCAAAGGAAAGTGTAGAAAACTTAGGAAAGCTTGAAATACCTCTAAAAGAAGGAACTAATACAATTACAATAAACAATTATACAGCAAAAATAAAAGCTAAATACGTGATAAAGAGTACATATTCAGATACTTTTGCTACAAAAGTAGAAATGAATAGTGAGATTAAACAAACTAAGGAATCAGTAGATTTATCAGTAAATAAAAAGCTAGAAGGTTACAGTACAACAACAGAAATGAATAGTGCTATAAGTTTAAAAGCTGGCGAGATTACGAGTTCAGTAAGTAAAACTTATGAAACAAAAGAAAATGCAACAAAACAATATTCTAATATCAAACAAACAACAGATAATATAACTTCTGTGGTTGGAAAGAAGGTTGGAAACGATGAAATTATTTCAAAAATTAATCAAAGTGCTGAGTCGGTATCAATAGATGCCAAGAAAATCAATATCAACGGAACTGTTTCAGCAAACGGGAATTTCTTAGTTGATACTGATGGAAATATGAAAGCTAAAAATGGAACATTTTCAGGGAATATAGATGTTGGAGAAAATAATTATCTGAGGTCAAAAGACAGTAAAGGGAATATATTAATGCAAATTGATAAAAACGGGACAGATTATTATTTTAATAATGTGCATGTTGGAAAAATAGGAACTGATGGTATTGAGACAGATTCATCTAAAAGAGGATTGCTAATTGCAATAGATAAAGATGCATACTTCTTAGGGTTAGGAAAGAATGATGATGATGGGGTAACTCAACCAATTTATACTTGGTACAATGTATCAACTGGCGACAATGGAACTTATGCAGCAAATACGCAGGGAAGAGTTCAAATCGGCAATGCAAATTGGGGATTTCTTGTTTCAATCTTTAAGAAATTGCTTGTTCATGGAAATGTATATGCTGAATCTTTTGTTAATACATCACTAGAAAGTCAAAAGAAAAACTTTGAAAAATTAACATTAGAAGAAGCAATAGATATTTTAAATAATACAGATATATACAAGTATAATTTAAAGAGTCAAGATGATATCAAGAAAAAGCACATTGGATTTGTAATTGGTGATAATTTTAATTATTCAAGTAAGATAACAAGTGAAGACAATGATGGAGTTGATAACTATTCAATGACATCGGTGTTATATCCAATTGTAAAAGAACAACAAGCACAGATAGAAGAATTAAAGAAAGAAATAGAAACGCTGAAAGGAGAAAAAAATGATTGAAATTGACTTTCAAAATGGTAAAACGAAATTAAATAAAGAAATGTTTGATACTTTTCAAAATAATATAAAAATGGCTATAAATGATGCAATTTTAGAAGTCAAAAAAGCAGAAAATCCGGTTGGACATATAAGAATGGAAACAACAAATATTAATCCAGCCACATATTTAGGATTTGGAACATGGGTGTTATGGGGAAGTGGAAGAGTACCTGTTGGAGTCGATGCATCAGACAACGACTTTAAAACAGTCGAAAAGGCTGGAGGTTCAAAAACTGCAAATATCTCACATACTCACACAATAGCAAGTCATAATCACGGAGGAAACACTGGAAGTACAGTACTAACAGTAAATCAAATACCCGCACATACACATGATATTTGGCAGACTAGCGGAGGTTCTGCACAATCAGTGGAGGCTAATGCGTTGTCTGTGGCTACTGCTTGGAGTAAAACTTTAAGAAACGTGGAAAATTTTGCAAAGAGTAAAGGTGGAGGTGCAGGACACACTCATACAATTTCTGCATCAGGACAACAAACAACAAAGTCTGCAGGTTCTACATCACTGTCGTTATTGCAACCATACATAACTTGCTATATGTGGAAAAGAACAGCATAGGAGGTTTAAAATGAGTGAAACAACGAATTTAAAATTATTTAAGCAGGATAATCCAACGACAAATACAAATAATTTTGATATTGAAAAAACATTAAATGAAAACTGGGACAAGCTAGATGAAAATGCTGGAACTACAAACAAAAAACTAGAAAGTTTAGAAAAAGTCGATAGCACAACAAGTAAAACTATAACAGCAATACAAGAAGAACAAACAACACAGAATGAAAATATAGAGAAAAATGCAGAGGGTATAGCACAGAATAAAAAAGATGTTGATGAAGAGTTGACTAAAATAAAAAAAGAAAATAGTTTGCTGAAATCACAAATACCAGAAGGACATGCAAGCGGTAATAACATACATCTTGGAGATAGCTCAAATATGGATTTTGAGTGGAAGTTAAGAGGTGGAAGCTATCAAGAAGTAAAACCATATAATAACCTGGTAAAAAATGCAGATTTTAAGAGTGATTTAAATGAGTGGAAGGCTTCTTCTAAATTTAGTGTAGTAAACAAAAATGGAATAAAATATTTAAAAATATCCACAAGCACGTCAGGATTTAATAAAGCTTATCAGCGATTAAATACGATAGCAGAACATAAATATTATGTGGCAATGAAATGCATAAAAGATAAGGCGTGGGAATCTGCAGAATTATTTCTATCAGCATCACCAAGCGACAATTATCCACAACCAGCAAAAGGTATTGCTAGTAATATCTATCAAAACGAAACATCAGTTTCGACAATTTTAGTACCGAAATCTTCAAACTGCAGTATAGGAGTAATGTTTCAATCTTCGAATACTGATGAAGTGTGGGAAGCTTATTTTAGAGATTTCATTTGTATAGATTTAACTGAATTGTATGGAGAAGGAAACGAACCAGACCAAACTACTTGTGATAATTTATTTACATTTGATAAGGTTGCATATGGAACATCACCATCAGCATATACTCTTAGCCAAATAGAAAATGTTGGAGATAATATTAATTTATTGAATAAAGATACAGTTGATGCCTCGAATAACTTGAGAGGAAATGTACTAGATACCGGTAGAAGATTAATTGCAAATAAAGATGGGAATTATACTTACGGAGCTTTTAAACTCGGAGGAAGAGAGTTGTTAGGAAAAACATTAGGGATTCATGCTGATATAGAAACTACAGGTGGAAACCCTAGAATATCAATATTTGCAGGAAATTCATCTTCCCTTACAAAAAGGCTACTACAAGTTGCGCTTTCAGCTTCTGGCACTGGATATATGACAATTCCATCAAATTTAAACAGTGAATTAGATACTATTTCTGCTGTATTGTATGTAACAACAGATGCGAGCGTAGTCGCAGGTACTTATGTTGATTACACTAATTTGAAGGTACAAGTTGGAAGTGAGGAAGTCGTTTACTCAGCTTACAATTGTGGCAGTTTAGGAGTAACAATAAGTAACAAGAATTTATACAAAGTGGAGAAAGTTATAAATGATAGCAATACTCCTAGATTTATATTTTTAAGAGAAGGAAACGTTGAATTTACAACAGGTGCAATACCATTAATCATTGCACCAACAATTAAAGAAAAAACTGAATATACATATATTTTAAAATGCAAATCAAATGTTACTACAGAGAATAACATAAATTTTACGGGAATTTATGAAGATGGAACAAGCGAATTGCTATCTGCAAACAAAAAGAAAGATACAAATGAATTTATAGTAAAATTCAAAACGAATAAGGAAAAAACTTTAACATACGTAACTCAGCAATACACTAATAGTGCAGGAGTTACAATAATAACAGAAGGCACAATGATACTAGAAGGAGATTATTTAAACTTAGAGGAATTGTATGAAATTCATCAAGAACAAGAAATATTATTCCCACTTGCAGAAGGACAAAAACTAAGAAGCTTGCCAAATGGGATAAAGGATTACTTGGCTGAAGATGGCATACATAAAAATGTTGGAATTATAATTTTAAATGGTAGTGGTGGTACAAATGAGAACTATTTTAAGGCAACAGATAACAAATTTTCGTTAGGTGTAAACACTGAAAAAGGATTGATTTTAAAAAATTTAAAAACAGATAATTTAAAAATAAGTGTTTTATCTGATAAATTTTTAGGAGTATCTTGGAACATCATGAATGATACAATAGAGGGGTGGCAAATTGCCTTAAGACAAGATGGAAGTTATACTTATTTGAGATTATTAACTACTGGAATCGAAGACACTAAAGCTTTAGAAACTTTTTTACAAAATAATAATGCAATAGTAGAATATCCATTAGCTAAAGAAGAAATAATACCATATACACAAGAGCAACAAGCTGTAATAGATAAAATACTATATACATATAAGAATGTCACAAACATTAGTGTAGACGACGAATTAGCAACGTTAGACATAACATATAAAAAAGATATTGAAACAATGTTTAATAATCAAGCAAAATACTATAACGAAAGATTAACTAACATAGAGAACTTGCTAAATACAACAGAGACAAGTGCTTTATTATTAGATAATTTAGAGAGTGATTTAGAGAAAGAGGTGTAATTATGAGAATATCAGAACTATTATTAAAATTAATTGAGAAGAAATATTATGGAGAAAAAGAACAAATTGAGAATAAGTTAAATATATTTTATGCCATGAATAAGATTAGTGATGAAGAATATAGCTCATTAGTGCTAAAAGCAGAAGAAGTTTATGCAGAAGCAACAGAGAATACAGAAGAAACTGACAACATAACAGAGGAGACAACAGCAAGCACAGAAGAAAAAGCGGAGGAATAATCTATGGAAAAGTCAGATATAATCAAACTCCAAGAAGTTGAGGATAGAAGCAAGTCTAATACAAAAAGATTAGACGAACATGATGACAAATTTAAAGACATAAATAACAAACTTGAAGATATTCACGAACTTACATATTCTATCAAAGAAATTGCGACAGAAGTTAAGTTAATGCGAGAAGATGTAAATAAGCTTGATACTAGAGTTGGCAACATAGAGAATGAGCCGGCACAAAGTTATAAAGAAGTTAAAAAAGCTATAAGAGACAAAATAATCTTATCCGTAGTAGGTGCGATTGTTGGTGCTGTTATAGCTTTAATTATTAAATAAAATAATAGGGGGAAATTGTAATTATGGATATATCAGTATTAACACAATATTTTAGTATAGTAGTTGTAGGAATATGTTTATGTGTAGGCTACGTTATAAAAAATAGCCTTGATTTTATACCAAACAAATACATACCACTAATAATGCTAATATTAGGTTTAGTAATTAATGTATTAATGAATTTAAATGGTATAAATGCAGAAGTAATACTAACTGGAATGTTTAGTGGACTAGCTTCTACAGGTCTATACGAAATGTTTAAGAATCTAATTAATAAGGAGGATAAATAGTTATGGAAATAATTGAGACAAATTTAGAATTTAAAAATATGTCTACAAGAAAATCAACAGAAAGAATAATTCTACATCATGCAGACGCAAAGAACTGTTCTGCCGAGGACATTCATAGATGGCATCTAAACAATGGTTGGAGTGGAGCTGGATATCACTTTCTGGTAAGAAAAGACGGCACAATATATAGACTTCGTCCAGAGGATAAAGTTGGAGCACATGCATATGGCTCAAATTATAATTCTATTGGAATATGCTTTGAAGGAAATTATATGGAAGAAGATATGCCAGCTGAACAAATAAAAGCTGGACAAGAATTGGTTGCATATTTAAAGAATAAGTACAATATAACAACAGTACAGGCTCATAGAGATGTATGTGCTACATCTTGCCCTGGAAACAAATTTCCATTCGATGAGATTGCAAATTTTGAGCCAAGTAATGAAATTATACCTCAACCACAAGAAAACGTTCCAAAAGGCAACGTCGCAGAAATACAAGCTACTCTAAATGATAGATACGGACTAAATATTGCTGTAGATAATATCTATGGAAACGAAACAAGAAGAGCACTTGTAAAAGCGCTACAAACAGAATTAAATAAACAATATCATAGAGATTTAGCAGTCGATGGAATATTTGGAGCTAATACTTACAATGCTTGTATAAATGTTCGAATAGGAGCAGAAGGTAATATTACATATTTAATTCAAGCTATGCTTATTTGTCATTCATTTGATATAGACGCAGACGGAATATTCGGACCAGCAACAGAAAGTGCGGTACGAGAATTTCAAAAAAGAAATGGATTATCACAAGATGGAATAGTAGGAAAAAATACATTCAATAAATTATTCAAATAAAATTTGGTAGGAGCAATCCTACCTCTTTTTTTATGCCAATTTTTGCTATAGCGAAAGAATACGTTAAATCTTAGACAACAAACTTATTCTTAAATAATTAAAATGACTTAAAACTCATTCTCATACGTTGAATTTTTGCCTGTTTTTAGCTGTTTGACAAGTTTCGACAGACTTTGCATGAAAAAACTGCTATTATAGAAAAAAGGAGGACAAGCTTATGAAAGAAGATTTGGAAAAGCTTGAACTAATGATAAAAAATGATAGCAAATACAATGATATAATAGAGCAGAGCATGCAGATAGATAAATACATAAAAAAGAAAATTGAGGGAGCATTATAGCTTCCTCATATTTGGTTTATGAGCAAATTAGTATTTGAGTGACTCAAAATATGATTTTGTCGAATTTTATAATATAATTTAATCATAAAAAGAAACGCGTTTCTCCAAGAAAAAGGAGAAGAACTTATGAAAAAATATATTATAGTAAATGGACTATGTAGGAAATATGAAAAGAGTGAAATGTTAATAAAAAGAATGGTGGATTTTCTTTAGAAGAAACAACACTTTTTATAGAGAAGTTTTTTTATGTAAAAAGTATGCAATAAAGTATGCAATAGCAAGAATAATTGTAAATAAGTTAAAATTTTGCCGAATAAATTATGCGAAAAAAATGCGATTTTAAATATAAAGAAATAATTTTGAATGACACGAAATAAGTGTAAAATGACCATCTGCTCCAGAATAAAGTATTTTTTTACTAGGCTATTTATAACAAAATTTTAAAAGACTTTTAAAGAGTAAAAAAATATGATATACTTGATGTGTAAAATAAATGGTTTATAGGTAAAACCGACAAAAACCTAAATAAAAAATACAAGGAAAAACAATGAATCAAATTCCAGTAAAAAAGAATGAAAAATATATAGTAGATATAATTGATAATGGCTTTGGAGGAGAAGGAATTGCTAAAGTTAATGGTTTCACAATTTTTATTCCAAATGCTCTAAAAGGTGAAAAATGTGAAGTACTAATTGTAAAAGTTTTATCATCACAAGCATATGGTAAGGTAGTTAAAATTTTAGAAGAATCAGAAGATAGAATGAAGCCAGATTGTGAAACTTATCAAAGATGTGGTGGATGTGATTTAAGACACATGAAGTATGAAACAACTTTAAATTTAAAAAGAAATACTGTACAAAGTTTAATAAATAAAAGCCTAAAAAATAAAATTGAAGCTGAAAAAACAATAGGAATGAAAAATCCGTATAACTATAGAAATAAGGCACAATTTCCAGTTGGAATAGATAAGGAAGGTAATCCAACAGTTGGTGTATTTGCACAAAGAAGTCATACAATAATACCAATAAAAAATTGTAAAATTCAGACTGAAATATCACAAGAGATTGCTAGAAGTATAATAGAATTTATCAAAGAAAATAAAATATCAATATATGATGAAGAAAAGCAAAACGGGGCAATAAGACATATAGTTATAAAAGTAGGAAAATACACGAAGCAAATAATGTGTATATTAGTTGTAAACGAGGAAATTGGCAAAACAAATGAAAACAAGCTAGTGGAAATGTTATGCACTAAATATAAAGATGTAAAAACAATAGTAAAAAACATAAACAACAAAAATACAAATGTTATATTAGGAAAACAAAATGTAAACTTATATGGTGACGGCTACATAGAGGACAAGCTAGGGGAGTATACATTCAAAATATCTCCAATGTCATTCTATCAAGTAAATCCTATACAAGCAGAGGTACTTTATAACACTGCGATAGAAGCAGCAAATTTGAGCAAAGAAGACACATTATTCGACCTATATTGTGGAATTGGAACGATAGGAATATTTGCATCAAAATTTGTAAAACAGGTTTATGGCATTGAAATAGTTGAACAAGCCATAGAAGATGCAAAAGAAAATGCAAAAATAAATAAAGTGGATAATGCAGAATTTATATGTGGAGATGTTGAATTTGCATTTGATGAGCTAATAAACAAGAAAAAAATAATTCCAACTGCAATAATAGTAGATCCACCAAGAAAAGGCTTGGACGAAAAAACAATACAAAACATATTAAAAATAAAACCAGAAAAATTAGTATACATAAGCTGTAACCCAGCAACAATGGTAAGAGACATAGCAAAAACGGAAGGTGTTTATGTGGCAGAAAAAATACAACCTGTAGATATGTTCCCATATACGAGCAGTGTGGAGTGTGTAGCAGTGTTAAAACTAAAATAGATATATAAATTTTTGAATAGAAATTTGCATAATGGACATTCGTAAGCTAATACCTTATACGAGGAGGATAGTTTATGAATGTTATTTTTTTGAAAAGAAAGAATATTTTAAAAGCAGTTATGTTTGTAACATTTTTATTTGTTGTTGGAACATTAACCAAATCTTTTGGAATGCAACACTATTATAAAGTGGATTTTTCTACGGGGATTGTTACAGCAACAAAGCTAAATGTAAGAAGTGGTCCACGGAACAAGTTATAATGTAATTACGACTGTTAATAAAAATGAGTACATTAGAGTTTTTGCAGGTGTTGGAGAATGGTATATAGTCCAGACAGATAGCGATTATGTTGGAGCTGTTAGTAGAAAGTATGTAAGGGCAATTTATCCTAGTTCTTCTGGTAGTTCAAATAGTGGAACAGGAGGAAGTAGCTCATCTGGAAATACTTCAAGTAGCACAGAAACGTCGAATATGAATTCAGATGAAAAAGAGGTATTTGATTTAATAAATAAACAAAGAACCAATAATGGACTTGCAGCGCTAAAAAATGATAGTGAGGTTCAAAGAGTTGCTAGAATAAAAGCGCAAGATATGGTTGATAATAATTATTTTTCACATACTTCTCCAACATATGGTTCGCCATTCGACATGTTAAAAAGTTTTAAAATTTCGTATAAAACAGCAGGAGAAAATATTGCGGGAAATTCTAGTAATAGTAGTGCTGTTACGGCGTGGATGAATTCTTCTGGACACAAAGCTAATATTTTAAATAGTAATTTTAATTATACTGGAATCGGAGTTGTAAGCAGTCCGAAATACGGGAAAATGTATGTACAGTTATTTATTGGTAAATAATAACATATTTTTAACTTAGATAAAAGTTGTATTTAATGAAACTTAAACCTTTTAAAAAATTGATTTTTGATGTATAATATACACATAAAATAGAGAAAGGCTAGCACTAAATATGGAAAAAGATGGTACACTAAAAATACTAAATTATTATTTAGAATACGAAATATATAATTTAGCAAATTCAACACAGATAAAAACAGACATGAATAATTGCTATATTATAAAAGAAAAGATAGATGCTGGAAAAGTTTTAAAAGAACTAAACAGATTGAAACAGAACAAAATAAGAAGTGTTACAGAAAAATTTGTAGGTAAAAAGGTTCAAAATAAAGAAGCTTTAATTAATGATATAATTAAAAATCTAGACTCTCTAAATAGTGAACAGACAAATAAAATACAAGTTACTTTAAAAATTAAGCTTTTAATGGAAGAGAAAATAAAAAAACTAGATTCTAAGGTTGCAGAAAATTTTGCAAATCAATTATGTGATATTAAGGCAAATAACGAATTCTGGCTGTATTCACATAATATTAGTTTTATTAGTAAAAACAGTAAAGTAGCTCAAAAAAAGCCAATCTTTATTTTTAAATGTGAATTACAGGATGAAAAGATTATGGTGTTAGATGCCAATATAAGTTCACAAGCTATAAACACTATACTCATGATATTATTAGAAAAAGAAATAGCAGATATTTCAATAGAATATGAGGAACCAATATCTAAATATAGTAAAGAAATAAAAAAATCGATAGATGGTGGAGATATTGAACATATAGTAGATTTATTTTATGCTAAATTAGCTGAATATGTAGATGCTTCATTAACTAGAGAAAATGTAAAAATGATTTCACACTATAATAATTTTTATAGCTTTAATGCAGAACATGTAATGTCCTTAGATGAATTGACCGATGACGCGATAAAAAATATAAAAGAGGATATTGAATTACTAAGAAAGTTAGTCGGTTGTGACAACTATATACCAAATCTTTTGAATAAATATATAAATGGAACTAATGAAAAGAAAAATATAAATGACGGTAGATATAAAATAGCACATATGGGAAGCTATAAGAGTGTGTATGCAGTTGGGCAACCACAATATAAGATTACAAATAGCATAAGTGACAATGACCTAATTGCTGTAGAAGGCCCTCCTGGAACAGGAAAGACGTCATTATTAAAAGAAATAATTGCAAATAAGATAGTTGAAAGAGCTAATTTTATATTAGAAAACTGGAACCAAAATTTTATTGCTGATAATTATTATGGAAATACGTATTATAGAAGCGATTGGTTTAACAAAAATTCAAATATAATAAAATCTATAGTGGTTTCTAGTAAAAATGGCGAAGTCATAGAAAATGTTGGAAACGAAATTGATAAAGAAACAAAATACATGTTGCCAATTTCAAGAAAATATAACAGAACACAAATAGTGAATGGAACTAAAATTAAGGAACCAGCACAGTATAAAGGTTTGGTATGCCTTCCACTTGGAAAACAAAATAATATACAAGATTTTAAAGATTTTTTGTATAAAAGATTTTTACCAATATTGGAAAAATTGCAAAATAAAGAAAAAACTGAATTATTTATAGAAGATGTTAAGAACAAATATCAAGCAAAACTAGAAGAAGTAAAAGAATATAAAAATTTTTTGCTAGAACTGAACAAAATAAAAGAGCCTTCAAAATATTTTTATGGGCTAAATGCAGGAAAAGATTTAGTGCAGATAGAAAATAGGTTAAAAGAAGATAGAGAATGTTGCGAAAATAAGATACAGAATATAAAATTAGAAATTGACGATTTGAACAAAAAACTAAGTAAAATTCAAAAAGAAATTGATACTAATAATTCTATAATAGAGAAAACAGATGAAAAAATACAAAATGCTCAAGAGAAAATTATT